GATCGTTGTGATTCCACAGCGCCACCTGGTCACTCTCGTTGATGGTCTTGGTGAATGCGCCCGGCATAATGCGCTCGTAGAATTCGCCGCCGATGTCTGTCCATGTGTCGAATACGGCGGCGTAGCCGCGCAATTCATACGCGTCGCTCTCGCCGCCCTGCCGCAATTCAAGCGGCCATACGCGCTGTTCTACAATGAGCTTCTTCATCAGTTACCTCTCACGTATTGCAGGTAGCAATCGCACCCGTCATGCAGCGGCGGGTGCAGCACGTCATATTCGCCCGCAGTGCCGAAGTTGTCCTCGATACCGATTGTCTTGCCGTCAAGCTCGTCGCATGTCGGACACCCAGTTCCCGACGTATGCCACACGATTTGGGTAATGCCCGAGCGACGCCACACCTCGCGCGCGAGCGCGCCGTCAGACTGGCTCAGATTGCGCCGCGTCTCGCTCGCCGCGCGTGAATCGCTCCACTGAAGCACCCTGTCGCTCACGACGTTGTAGGCGCTGAACTCGTTGTCCTTGTCCTTTGTCGCCTCGATGGCGGCTTCGAGTTCGCGCTGGCTACGCGCCGTGTATGTCTGCTGATAGCCTTGCACCCAACTCTCGCGCCACGATTCCATGCCGTCCTTAATAGCGCCGATGTCAAGCCCGGGATTGAGTTCCTGCATGGACTTCAATTCCTGCAACTCAATGGCTGCGGTGTAGCTCCGCATCGTGGTGGTGACGGGCGATAACAAGTCAGCTATGCGCGGGCCGTCCTCGTAGTAGCCCTTTACGAGTTCCAGAAACTTTGCGCGCTGATCCGTAGGCAATGTGGATTTCGCGAACTTCAATATCTGGCGCGATTCCTTGTCGATGACGCGCCCGAACGCATCTTCCATGAGCGGCCTGTACTGCTCGCGGATAGCCATCCGCGACGCCGCGTCGGCAACGGCGCTGGCGCGTTGTTCTTTGCGCGCATTCACTTCAGGCTCGTCGTCTTCATCGTCAGCGACTGGCGACACGAGTGCAGTCGGCGTATATGTCTGGCCCACGCGATCCAGCGGAATGAGATTCGACGCCACGACGTACACCTCGCCCGTGCCGTCCTCAATGGGATTCATGTTTTCTTTCGCGCGAATCTCGTCTGCGTTCATCCAGCCATTCATACGCGCGATTTGGTACGCCTCGTAGCGCGTCTTGAGATCGCCACGCACGAGCGCGTCAAGGAGAAATTCGGCGAAGAAACTTTGCTGATCGTCGTCCTTGAGGCACTGCCGCTTGATCGCCTGCTCGATGCGCACGCACCTGGGCCGTATGGTGTGCATTACAAACTCAAGCGATTGGTGCTCGATGTTGGAAAACGTCGCCTGTTCCAAGTCACCAATGAGGTGCGCAGGCACGCCGAACAGGCGCGCGATGTCGCGTACGTTGTACTTGCGCGATTCCAAGAACTGCGCCTGCTCGGGCGTCACGCTGATTTGCTGGTAACTGAGCCCGTGCTCCAGGATGGCGACGCGCTGGGCGTTGTCCAAATTGCCGTACGCTGCGCGCCAGTCGGCGGCGAGGCGGGCTTTCGCTTCGGCGCTTAGCGCCTTGCCTTCGGGCACGTTGAGTAGCGCGGATGGCATCGCGCTGTTGCTAAAGAACTTCGCAGCGAACTTGTCGCTTGCTTTCGACAGGCCCAGCGATTCCTGGCACTGGTCAATAACACTCAGGCCCATGATGCCATCCGTCGGCAGCGCGCGCAGGTGCAGGATTTCGTCGGCGTCGAATAGGTGCGACGTGCCGTCCGGCCTGCGGTACAGGTACACGAGCGCCTGATCCACGCGGCGCGGCTCCATGCGGTCAGGGCGCAACGGCCACAACTGCTGCACATCGCCACGCTGATTGCGCACGATTTCAGCGTACGCGTTGCCGCGCAATTCGAGGTGCATGGTCATGAACTCGAAGAATTCGCAGGCACTCATTTCGGGATTCGGCGCGTCGTGCAGCACTCTGTACAGCGGATGCTCCGGCGCGCGTTCCTTGCGCGACGATCCGTCTTCGAGGCGGCGGTAGAGGAGCAGCGGCACTGTCGCCATCGTGCTGGCAATTAAGCGCACGCACGCGAACACGGCGCTAATTTGCATGGCGTTCGTGGCCGTGACGCTTTCGCCCGTGGCACTTGTGATAAGCGATTGGAACAACTCAGGCGATACCGAAGGCTCGATGTCCTCCCACGTCACGGTGCGCTGCTCGCGTTTGCGCCAGAGATTGCTAAGCTTCATTCGCACCTCGATAGACACCGTTGCGCTTCAGGGAGTAGATCGCCTGCACACAGCCGCGTGGGATGGTAACTCGTGAGCATTCGGTGTGATTCATGGTGGTGGCCACAACAACGGCATCGTCGCGAATGCAGAGTAGTTGTCCGTAGGTGCGGCACACCGGGCACGTCGTCGATGCAGCCTTCGTCGAATCCTGCCAACTGGCATCTTCCTCCGTATCGAGCCAAACCACTTCTACGCGAGGCGCACCGTCCCGACGTCCTCCGGCCATACTGAGTACGTACCCTTTCCGTCAGCGTTGGCACATGACGACTTTGCCGTGCCACTCCGCATCGTCTACGCCATCGAAGTGCGGCCGCTCATCGCTGAGCGTGTTCGTCGCGCACATGTCTGCGTAGTCATCGCACGTATACGGATTCGGCAAGTCGTCGCTTCCCAAGCGCCACCATATCGGCAGTTGTTCAGTCACCATGTTTCGTACCAAAACAAAAAGCCGCCCTCGCGGGAGGAGCCTTGATGCGCACCCGCGAGGACGGCCGAGACGCAATGGATAATGAATTGCGTGTGGGCGATTTAAACTTTCTACGCGCGCAGGCCCAGCGCCTGCAGCGCCTGCTTGGCCTTCTCAAGTCCGATGGCGTGGCGCTTCACTTGCTCGCGCAAGGCGGCCACGTCGCTATCGGTGTTTGTCGCGTCGTGCTTCATCACGTCCAGCGTATACGGGCGCGCGCGAATTGTCAGGTATACCCGTATACGCAAATCGCTATATCTATTCCGCACGCTCCCGAGTCCACCACCGGAAGCCGCAGTCACAGCAGGCGCGACGGCGTCTAACGAACTCACCGAACGCGTCCTGCGCCATGAACGTTTGCACCACGCGCGTGTTCGTGCGCTTGCAATATGGGCATTGCATACGCCTATTCCTCCCAGTCGAGGGCGAGCTGCAATGCAATCAATGCACGCGCCGCCGCATGCGCCAACGGGTGCAGGCGCGTCTCCGTATCTGCGCGCGCTCCACAACGCCATGCCACATAGTGACGGAACACCGCGTCATATTCGGTGTTTGCGTCGCGCATATCAGGATTGGCCTCGAAATCGTCATGCGCGTGCTTCTCCTCGCCCAACGTCAAAGCCATCGCCACATGGTGTAGCGCCTGCACTGGCAGCAGTGAGAAGCGCGCCTTTAGCTGATCGTCTCGCTTGTCGCGCGCGACGCCGTGCTCCATTGCGTAATCCAAGTTCTTCGCCACGCCGATTTCACAACCCATAGCCAGTCTCCTTTCACACAAAGAATAAGCCACCGTCCTCGTACACAGATTGCTGCTGCGTATGCAGGTGCGCGCGCCCAAATGCCATGACGGACGCAATCGCGCCGTCAATGCGGTACCTCACTTTGCCGTCAGCCTTCACCAGTTTTACATAGCCCTGCGGATTGTATTCCACCTCGCAATTCGACATATGCCAGTTGAGAATAGGATGATCGCTGTGCTGAATCTTGCCGGCCACCACGGACGCCTCGAATGCCTTGATAGCCTGATTGAGCTGGTAGCCCTGGCGCTGCTCAATCATAAGCACGCCCTGAGTCAGCAGATTTGCGACTGTCGAAAACGCGTTGTATGGATCGAACGCGATTTCGCGCACGGTGTATTTTTTTGTTGCCTCCAAAATGAACGCCTCGACAGCGCCGTAGTCCACGCGCTCACCGGGCGTCAGGTGCATGTGGCCGTTGCGCGCCCAGTCCAGGTACGGTGCCTGATTCTCCTGCCCGAGCTGCAGAATGTTGTCTTGTGGTAGCCAGAACCACGTGCGCAAATGGAACGTGCCGTCTATAGGCCAGCATAACGCAAACGCCGTGAAGTCCTTTGTTTCGGAGAGATCCAAGCCACCGTAACATTCAGTGCCGATGAACGCGTCGTCGTTGATGGCGCTCCGACACGTGTTCCACGCGCCAATGTCGAGCCATCGCGTGGACTGGCGCGTCCATATGTTGAGCCTATAACGCTTGAATCCGTTCTGCTTCGGCAGACTTGACGCGGCCTCCTTTGCCTCTTCGGCGAAGTCGCTTGCGCTAATCGTCAAATCCCATGACGGATTCGCGCGCTTCCACGTCTCTGGTTCCATCCAATCTGCAGCCGACGGCGCGCCCCACTGCGGCTCCTCCTGCGCACCGGCTACGTATGGAAAAAACGCCCACTGCTCTAGGCTGCCGTCCAGCAGTTTCTTGGCGAGCGTGTGCTGCTCCCAGCCGATACTGAGCACGTCGAATACACCGGCCGTCGTAATCGCAAACAGCAGCGGCTGCGTCCGCGCCGCGCCGCCGTAGCGCAATACGTCCCACATGCGCCTGTCTTTATGCACATGGATTTCGTCTATCAAAGCACCGTGGATATTCAAGCCCTCGTGCGCGGATGTCTCGGCACTGAGCGCGCGGAATATGCCGTT